GAAAGACGTGCCGTCCGCAAGTTCATGCGTGACGGTCAGCGGCTCGTGGTTGATTCGCTTGATGGCCCTGACTCCACCAGCAGCGCGGCGCAGCACATCGGCAGGCGTCTGCACCCCGTAGCTGCTGCACAGTTCATCAGCGAGGCAGGGAACAATGGCCGCTTCGTAGCCCTCTGGAAGCTCCAGATCGGTCGCCAGCGAAGGGAAGGACGTAAGCAGCGCTTGAGCATCGAGCTTCAGCGTGTAGCCGCTGGCCTTGGGGTACACGTACACCCGGCCATCGATGTTCTCTGCCGCGTACCAAATCTCGACCGGCCGACCACCAGTCAGAGACTTGTCGGCTATCGCGTCCCACTGCTCACGATTGCGCACACGCACTTCGTATTCCAGCCCGTTGGCATCGATGGCGGTCGCGTGGTTGACCTTCAAAGGCCGAGCACCGACAACGCCGCCAGTCGGCCCGATGGTGTACGAAGCCGCGCCCGTGAGGGGCACGCTGTATTCCGCAAGAACAGGGAACAGCAGCCGCATTTGCGACCACTTGCCCATCATGCGATTGAGCACACGGAGCCCATACGCCGACTCTTCAGCCGGCAGCGATTGCCCGGCCTCGGTTAGCCCGGCTTGGCTCATCGCGTCGGTGATTAGGGTGAGTGCTGTGGTCATAGCCTTTTCACTGCGTCAGGACAGGCGCAGAAAAAAGGCCCCCCGAAGGGAGCCTTTGCCGCTAGTGCGGGTTATGCGTCGTTGTGGACGCGGGTTGCCAGTTGGGCGCGCAGCGTCTTGTAGCCATACAGCACATCGATACGGCAAGGGAACTTGTCGTTAACAATGTCGTACTGGCGCACGATCCGCATGCTGATGCCGTCCATCACCTGGCGGGCGGCAAAGTCCACCCCTTCTGGCAGCACGAGGTCAGCAGTAGCAAAGCAAAACGCGCCCTTTTGGAAGGACAGCGACTGCACAAGCGTTTCGTTCGCACCAGCCCCAACCTTCACGATGGCTTTGTTGTCGGCTGCACCGTTGGTGACGTTCTGGCGAGCACCAGAGGCCACGATTGCCGGGCTGATCGCCAGGCTGGTCGCGCTGGTGCCGCTGTTGGCCGTGATGACAAACTGCTGCAAAACGCCCGTGCTGGTCTTGGTTTCGGGGTGAACCCGGAACACGTCAGCAATGGTGATGACATCGCCCACCAGGAAGGTGGTTGTGCCGGTGTCAACAACCAGCGTGCTGCCAGTTTGGGCGGTGCCCGCATTGGTCAGGTAGCCGGTGGTCTTGGCAGCGGTGCCGGTGGTGTGCGGCAGCATCAGCGTGTTTTCGTACAGGTCGAAACCAGCCGAACGGTCAACGATGCCTTCGCGGAACATACGCGACACATCCGCCGATGGGTTGAAAGCGTCCTTGCGGTCACGGATCAACTTGTTGGCGTGCGTGGTGTTCATCACCATGCTGCGGTCGTTGGTCGGCGCCAGCATGTTCGTGAGCATGGTCTTGGCGTCAACGACAGAGCCGAAGGTGAACGCGGCAGCGTCACCATCAACCAAGTTGTAAACGTCCTTGTACATGCTCAGCGCGTCGGCTTCGATGTTCGCAGCCAGCACCGACATGGCCGGCTCAAGGATGTTCTTGCTGAAAGCGTCGATTTTCATCGTCAATTCAGCTGAAGTGAAATTGACGTCAACACCCTTCTGATTCGTCACTGCCAAGACCGTGCTGGTGTTGGTAGTGTCCTGCGCCGACAGCGTGGCCCCGCTGCGAACGGTGTACTCGTTCGGCAAGCGGATGGTCAGCGTGTCGCCGATCTTGGCGCCGCTCTTTGCGAAACGGTCATCGTAGTCACGATGCACGTTGCCAACGAAATTCAGCTTTTGATGGAGGATAGCGAGGGCCGCGCGGGTCACCTCAGTGGAATTGAGAAGGTCGTTTGCCATGATGCTCTTTCAGGATTGGATGGTTTAGCGCCGGCTCATCTGCTGATAAAAACGCTTCGCCCATTCATCCATGGGCAAATCATTCGACAGCGCCCCGGTGTCTCGCGCTACTGCGCGGGCCGGGGTGATGGGCTTTGGTGCCGTGGTTTGCTTGACTTCCCGAGGCTTGCCCATCTCGATCTCGATGCGGGCCAGCTTCCGGGCTTGTTGAATTGGCGTCAGGTCTGCCAGATCAGCCGCGATGTCGGGATTGCTCCCGATGTGGTGAATCAACGCTGCCGGGTCGTCTGCTGACAAGATGGCTTCACCGATGGAAGTGGGCTTGCCGTTCTTCTCGAACAGCGCACCAACCTCTGCGGCAACCGCTTGGACAGACTTCCCGAAGGAGTCGCCGAAACGATCTTTGCCATCTGCGGCAATGCCGTTTGCCTTCTCGGTGACGCGCTCGACTTGAGCGATCTCGCGGGCAATGGCTACCGGGTCCGCGTGTTCCTGCTGCGGTTGTTCTTGGGTGAACCTGGCTCGCAACTGCGCGGCCTCAGAAGCTGCCTGCTCTGCGCGGGCCTCTGCCTGATACCTTGCTGCTGTGAGTCTGTCGATGCGGCGCTCCATGCGCTTCAAAACCTTTGCGGGTTCGTCGCGCTCTGCTGCCTCATCGTTTTCCGGTGCCGCTACTTCCGGGGTATCTGTCGCGGTGACTTCAGGCGCAGGGTTTTGAGTCTCTTCGCCAGGCGAGACTGTGGTTTCAGTGGTCATTGATGGATCAATGAGACATGGGCAAGCGGCCCAAGACGCAAAAAAGCCCGCCGAGTTGCCAGGGCGGGGCTGTTGGGGGTGAATCTGTCTACTGCTGCAAATCCTCTGCGGCAGCGGCTGCAAGTTGGGGCGGCGGCATGATCTGCTGCTTCAGCAGTTCAATGACGCCTTTTAGTTCTTCGCGGTCTTGCGCACTTTCGTCCTTCGCCGCTTGCAGCATCAGGGCAGTGTCGCGCCTGAAGGCTTCAATCTGCATGGCCTGCTGCGCCTTGGCTTGGTCGCCTTGCATGGCCTGCTGGGCTTGCTGCAGCGCGTCGCGCAGCGCCTGAATCTCTTGTGCTGCACCTTGCAGCGCCTGCTGAACTTCGGGCGGAATGTCCTGCTGTTCCTCTTTCTCAGCCTCTTGCGCTTGCGGCGGCAGCATGGCTTTGAACCGCTTACTGATCTTGTCGGCCTCGGGGAAGTTGCGCATCTTCACCCACACGTCACCCAGCAGCGCGAGCATCTGCGGATTGCCGTTGACCAGCTCAGAGATTTCCGCAGCGGCTTCGGTCTGACGGGTTGCGTAGGCTGGCCCAACAACAGCGCGAGCGTCGAACCGCCCAGCGCCGGGGTTGATGTAAATGACCTCTTGCCCGTTTTCTTCGCCCTTTGCGTAGCCCTGCGGCATGTCGGGCTGAACGCGAACGAACTTGCTTTGGTCGTCCTCGCCCAAGATGCGGACGATCTGCGCTTGATCGTAGATGCGCGGCCACACCTGAGTGAGCACGCGGCCCATGTGCCCGATGGACAGGGCCAGGTTGTCGATGTAGTGGAAAGATCCGATCTCGGCCTTGTCCTGCAACGCAAGAACAGCCCGCCCGCTCTGGTTGTTGGGGTTGTTGCCGACAGAGGCAGCAAACATGCCCATGCCGGCTTGAATGTCAGCCTTCGACCGCTCTGCAAGCGTCACCCAGCCAGCAGCAACGCCAGCCGGGTTGATCCGCGTCGGGGCTGCAATCGGATTGCCCTGCTCATCGATGCTGTTGTAAGGCAGGACAGCCTGATTGCCACGGTTCGCGTTCTGCCATTGGCTCTCATAGCCCTCGATGGCTTCAGCAGGCGCAACCCACGGGGCCTTGGGACCGATGGCTACAGCCTCAATCTCGCCGTTGCGCTCAAAGTTGTAGGCGACCTGCGCATCACGCACCGGGCGAACGATGCCGCCCAATCGACGTTTGCCGTCTTCCCACGACTCGTTGCCGATGACCGGGAAAATCGGGACGTACTCAGCCGGGAACTCCGACTGCTCTAGAACGTCCTCGCCCGACAGCTTGAACCACTCGACACGGCAGACGGTCTTGGCATTTGGCACGCCCTGCATGCCGGGATTGACCTGCGAAGCC